GAAGAACCTAATCCATAATTTGCTGGGTTAAATCCACCTGCAGCAAAGCTAGGGGGCTGTTCTTCTAGCAGTGGCTCTGGTACAGTGTTTGTATTAGCTTGTTGAATGTCAGCAGGGTTCATGTTAGCTTGTGTAGTATTTACTGCAACGCCTCGCTTAGATAGCTCTTGCATCAAGGCAGGGTTTGCATTAGCAGCTACCATAACTTTCTCAATGATAGAGTCCATACGAGTAGGGTCATTGTACAAAGATTCAGTCAATCCACCTGCAGCGAAGCCAACAGCCATACCTTTAGCATTCATACGAGAGTTTACCATAGGATCATTCTTAGCAGCAATAGCCATCTTATCCATCAAGCCACCCTCGTAAACCCCTGTAGTAAGAGCCTGCTCAAGTGCAGCAATATCTTCTTCACTAATGTCCATGCCTTGTGCTGGCATTGCAGCCATATCTACAGGCTCACCTCCAATGCGCCCATCATCTTCCATCTTAGCTAAACCTATCTTAGCTTTTGTCCGTAGGTCTTCAAAGAACTTTACACCAAAGAAACGTACAACGTCAGCAGGTACAACGTACTCACCTTCACTTAGCTTAGCATCAATATCATCACGAACTTCTACTGGCAGTGATCCCGGAGGAACTTCATTGCCTGACACAGGGTCTACCTGTGGGGCTTGACCGTTAAGGGCCATTTCCATCTGATCACTTATTGCCATTAACTTCATCCCTCAAATATTTAAGCTTGCGTAGCATTGCTGCCTCACCTTGACATCGAAACATATCATCTGTCTTTGTGACTTGTTCCATCTTCTTGTGTACTTGTAGTATCTTACTCTCTAGCATTTCGCAGAACTCATCCCACAAAGGCTTGTCGTTTACTAACTTCTGTAGTTTCATCTGTCAGGCCTTTGGACTAAGCTACGGATATTATCTGATGCAGTACCTTCTACAGCCTCAATATTTTTAGAAACCGTTGGAGCCTTACCTAAAGCCTCAACTGTATCGTCTGCTTTAGTACTAACAGTAGTACCAAGCATCTCACTCAGTTCTTTAGCTATGAGTCTACTTAGTCCAGCCATTACTGTACGTTCCCACTAAAGCCTTGCTCTCCGGGCGCTGCAGCTGCACCAATGCCTATGTTACCACCTCCACCACCTGTCATGTCTTGTGGGCCTGCAGGGCCTGCTCCTTGAAGCGGAGGAACACCTGCTGGTGGAGCACCCTCTGGTCCCGCTGGGGGAGCATTAGGGTCAACTGCTACAGGAGGAGCTTGGAAGCCCTTAAGTATCTCTGCCTGTACTGCTGCGTCTTGAATAGAGTTAGTTACTTTGTCAGGATCAAGATCCATGCTAACTGCAATCTCACGTATGATGTAATCCATCTTAGCAAAAGGTGCCAGTGTTGGGTTCTGTGCAACCTGCAAGAACTGCATCAAACGTTGGCTACGTACTTCGTTAGCCATCAGAGACTCAGTACCTTGAGCTTTGACTTCTAAGTCACCCTTGATCTCTGGGTCATAGTCAAACTGCATGTTAAAGCTAAAGAAAGCTTTGCCTAGTGGGTTGAGTAGGTAGTCATCTACGTTCTTAATAACAGTACGAATAGATCCGTTAGCTGCTGACATAAGCATAGAGATACCAGAAGCTGTACGTCCTACGCCTGACACACCTGTCTGACCGTGTGCAAAGCTAGGGAAGCCTGTTGATTCGTCTGCAAGTACTCGTGCCTTGTCAAACAACTGCATGTTCTCACCAGCTACGTTAGGGAATGATGTACCGAAGATGGCTTGTCCGGGTGCACCCCCTTGGCGTCTAAAGACTTTGCCGGGGTATACTGAGAGGTCTTGGCCCGGCACTAAGTTAGTCTCATCAACCTCAATCAACAAGTTACCAGAAAGCACAGCATTGTCAACAGCCATACGCATAAAGCCATTCATCAACGTCTGTGTCGCATCCATGTTCTCAGCAATACCAACACCAAAGAAGCTATACGGATTGACTTCATAGGGTACAGCATAGTAAGGAATGAGTGCAGGTTTGAATGGATTCATAACCATACGCAATACGTTGCCGTTGCATATCCATAGGTTTACGTTAAGTTGCTCTGCATCTTTAAGTGCACGGGGAATCTCTATGTCGTGATCTTCTAATACTTCACGGTCAACATAACCCCAAAACTCTTTCACATCGTAACGTTCCGCTTGGCTTCCGTGCTCATCATCCTCCATGATTTGCTCCCACCACTTCTTCTCATAGGATTCACCCATCTTGAGAGAGTTGTCAATGGCGTTGTCACGGAAGAAAGGGCGGCCCTTAAGAGCACGAAGCTGTGAGCGAGACATCTTATGACGCTCAACTATATACTCAGCCTCATCCATATTAGATGCGTCAGGGTCAGGGTAGAAGTTCCAGATAGATACGTTGCTTGTAGAAGGCACAGTCTTTATAGTAGGGTCATAGTTACCTTCATCGTCCCAGTGTGGGTACTCTTTGTTTACCGCAAAGGGGCCTTTCATTATACCTGTACCAAACAATGCACACTCAAATGCAGCAAGGCGAAGCTGTTTATTAGCTCCGCTCTCTTCTAGTTGGTCATGTATTTTCTTTTGCATCTTCTTAGCCGCAACCTTAGCTGGGCTAAAAGTAATAGCAGTAGGCGTTGTACCCGGTCCTTCAACAACCTTATCTTCTACAGGGCCAAGCTTACCAGCTAAGGCACCCATACGTTCCTTAAGTTGTTGCATAGTTTCGCCGGGAGCTAGGCGGTCTTCTTCAGTAATGAAAGGAGTGAATGCTTTTTCTACAGTATCAAATGCTTCTTCAGCTGCAGGATCAGGGTTGGAGTCAAAGTGTACAGTATCTGCTACACCTTCTGGAAGACTAGTAGGATCTACGACAATTGGAAACTTCTTGTTACCAAAAAGCACATCAACAATCTGACCGTAAGCTGCAAGAGTTTTAGTCTTAGTTACTTTTACAAATACACGAGAACGCTCTGCCTCAGTAAATTGTACTTGTGGATTGTACAGACCACGATAGTTACGGTAAGCCTTTAGCCAACGTTCTTCATCTTGACGCCGTGAGTCTTCTGCTTTCTTGTAACGGTTCTCAACAAAGGAGATGATAGATCCTACAGAAGCATCAGCTTCGTAAGAGTCTTTATCTACATCCTTAATAAAAGAGGATTCAGAAGATTCAATATTCTCTTCGTAGCTTTCGTCAAAGTCTTTAGGGTCCATACTCAATATCCAAATGTTGGGTCAGACGCTTGAAAGCCTGATCTTGAAGTTGCTGGATCGTAGTCAAATAAAGAGCTACGGGGTCTTGTCATAATACCATATCGTAAAGCGTCATACAAGTGGTCTTCTGCATTTGTATCAACATCTTCTGGATTACGTTTATCTAAAGGTATGCTTGGTAACTGTGCTACTAGGTTAGTACAATTATTAAACATAACCAAACGAGGTTCTTCTGTAAACTCATCTACCTGAAGTCTACGGTGTAATTCATTCTTACCAGCTACACGTGAGCCTTTGGAACGGTCCGAAGGACGCCAGCGACAACCCCTCATATTCATTTGTTCTGCCAGAGAAGGGCCAGTATCGCCACGCTTATGCCACAAACTACTATCAAGCACACCATACCGTACACTGCCATCTCCTGATTCGGCCTCTAAGATCATGTCAGCTAAGTCTATAGCTGTAACCTTAGAACAATATAACTCCCTATATACTACCAATTGCTCAGCAGGACTGACTGCAACCCACACAACTCCTGTGTAACTTCCGTACCCATAGTCACATGCCCTAAACCTTGCCCAGCTTTTGGGTATAGTGTAAGGCTCTACTACGTGAATAGCACGGTTAAACTCAGGGAACGCAGCACCTTCATTTACATCCCAATCACCATCAAGCAGTCTCTTACGTTGTTGCTCAGGTAAAGACAAAAGCATTGCTTCGTAGTCGCCGCTATCAGCTAGGTAAGGGTTATCAAACAAACTAGCAGGAATAAACTTACGTTTAAATAGAGGTTGATCTTCTTTCTTGTGTCCTTTAGGATAACGTAGAGTTTCTCCTGTTTCTATATTAGTAGCCCAGAAGGAACGGTTAGGTGCCTCAGGGTCAATGAACATCTTCTTAACCCAAGCATGGCCGGGACCACCGGGGTTAGTAGTAGCTCTCATGTACAGACCTAACTCAGGTGAGGCAGATCTCAAACGACTCCTCATGTAGTCCCACGCGAAACTAGAGGACCACTGCGTCAACTCATCAAAGGCTACATAGTTAAACGCCTGTCCTTGGTAACGCATAACGTCTGTGTCTTTATCCAAGTAAGACATCCAGAGCCTACCGCCTTGAGGTGTAGTCCATTGAGACTTTCTCTCTGACCACTTAATACCCGGT